GCAAAAACAAATTCCCACCAGCGTCAATCAACGCTTGACTGTCTTGAATAACAGCCTCGCCCATCTTGTCTTGACGGACCAATATGACGATGGCATCCCCAAGACGATCTCGGTGGCTGAGCGTCGGCGTATGTACGCGACGGGCGCTACGCCCATCTCTATGCGTGCTAACGGTGCTACTGCGGAAGGGGAATGGGGTAAAATCGTCGGCAACTTGAACACTCAAATTCAAGACTTGTTGAAGGGGACTGTGGGCTCTGAGCTCCCTCCCACGTCTCTGCCACCCAAAGACGAATTGCAGGCCACCGTAAAGACTCGGGCTGAGGCGCTTGGGCTTTCTTGGGGACTTGTCAATCGAACGGTCCAGCGCGAAAGTTCTTGGAATGCGGGAGCGACCAACGAGTCGACGAAGGCCCGAGGTCTCTTCCAGATCAACGACGACAACAGTACTCGAACTCTTGACGCCAACATTAACGACGGTCTCAATCTTCTGAAGGACGCCCAAGAAGGAGCCCAACAAGTTCTCAAACGCGCACCTGCTGATTGGGAAGTCTACGTCATGCATCAACAAGGTCCCGGTGGCGGTCCCGCTCTGCTGAACCCCGCTAACGCCAATCAGAATGTTGTTGACGTCTTGGCTCCGCTGTATCCGTCTAAGGCAATTGCTCGTCAAGCAGTTACGGGAAATGGCGGTAATGTCAACATGACCGTGGCTCAATTCCTGCAATCAATAAAGAAGTTCTATGATGGCAACTAATCTACAACGTGTGATCCGGGCCACCAAAACGCTCCTTGACCGGGGCGTCTGGGAGCCTGAAACACTATTTGATCACTTAAACCGCCAATACCGACATCTACACTATGCAACAATTCGTAAAGCCATCCACCTTGCCAAATCGGAAATCCATAGGTAAATAGATATGACTGACGATGAACTTCTTCTTGCAGAAATCAAGCGTGATGAGGGTGTTGTTCCTCACGCCTATCAAGATTCGCTGGGCTACTGGACTATTGGTGTTGGTCGACTGATCGATAAAAGGAAAGGTGGTCGGCTTACACCTGCAGAAATTGATTATCTGCTGAGCAACGACATCGATGAAAAGGTGGCTGATCTCGACAAGGTGGCCCCTTGGTGGAGACAACTAAGTCCGGCACGTAAACGGGTAATGATCAACATGACGTTCAATATGGGCATTGGCTGGCTTACCACGTTCAAGAACACAGTAGCTAATATTCGTACAGGTAACTACGAGACTGCTGCTAAAGGCATGCTCGCATCCAAGTGGGCTAAACAAGTAGGTGCTAGAGCGATTCGCTTAGCCGATATGATGAGAAAGGGTTAAGATGACGATCCCATTCATTGGCGATCTCATTCGCGAAGTTGGAACGACTGTCAGGGAAATTATTCCTGATCCTGACAAGCGAATGGAAATCGAAGTCAAAATGGCTGAGCTTGCTGACAAAGCTGACGAGCGAGAGAATGAACTCCTTCAGGGTCAGATTGAAATCAACAAGATTGAGGCTGGCTCGTCCAATCTGTTTGTCTCAGGTTGGCGACCGTTTATTGGTTGGGTGGGGGGTTCAGCGCTGGCGTACACGTGGATTCTCAGTCCACTGCTCAAGGCGTTCTTCAAGCTGACCGAATTACCGGCTCTTCAAGCGTCGGAGATTTATCCGATCATCTTGGCTCTGCTTGGAATTGGTACGATGCGTACCGTTGAGAAAATGCGTGGTGTGGCTACGTCTTTGGGTGGTAAAGTGCTACCACCTCTGGCGCGATCAACGCCCATTGTGGGGGCCCCTACGCCCACCAAACCAAAAGGGCGATGGCTCTAAAAGAAAATCCCCTAGGAGCGATCCTAGGGGATTTTGTTATGTTATTCACACCAAGCTTCTTTATACTCCACAACTTCCTCCTTTTCCACTAATGTCGCAAATATCGTGTGTCTCTACGTGCTCTTCGAACTCTGTTCCGAGCGTTTCGAGGGCTTCTTTGTAAGGGATCGAAGTAAGAGGTTGCCCACCACGGGCCCCGTCCGGGTAGCAGGTGAACCCACGCAGACGATGGGCGTAGCGAGCAAGCGTCTCTGCAAATTGTCCCACAGTGTCGGGGTTGTTATGTTTAGAGCCCCAACTAGGAAGATTAATAGTAGACGAGATCGACATGTCAACGTAGTCCTGTACGTCAGCCTGGAACTTAATTCGTTCCTCGTATCGGTCCGCCAAGTCGACAGCCGACTCAATGCTTTCTGGATCAACACCATAAAGGTTGATTAGCTCCTGCGCGCTTCCGTCGATGACGGTCTGATAGTGCCAACGTGTCCCTTTGAGGTAACGTCTTTTATAAGCAACGGCAAAGAGCGGCTCAATGCCGGTAGTTGTGCCTGCAAGGATTCCGATAGTGCCCGTAGGCGCGATGGCTCTATTGGCGACCGGCCTTGAGAGTCCAAGTTTGTCTGCAAAATCTCGGCTACTCGCATCAGATTGGCTCCGGTATATCGCAAGCCATCGATGTAGTTCCGGAGATACCTCGTATTTATGTCCACGTTTGATCAGCCATTCATGAAGGCCCATAAGGCCAAGTCCAAGACGTCTATTCTTTTCCCGGACAGCGTAAACTTTCTTATAAGGGAGTTGTGCTCGTAGAGTTCCACAGACCAGGAATTTTGTTGCGAGTTCGACAATTTCTCGAAATTCGTTAATGTCATCAATTCGTCCAACGTTAACGGAGCCGAGATTACAAACGTCCGAGTCGTCCGCACTCGTGACTTCTGTGCAGGCGTTACGGAGAGTCTCATCTTCCTTTTCGAAGAAGTTAAAAGAAAATCCGGGCTCTGCTGTTCGAAGTGCTTGTTCGACATTTTGTTTGAAGATGTCTCCCGTGTCGCCCGTCTTCCAATAGTTGAGAAGCCACTCAGTGTCATAGTTGACTGAGATGTTTGTCATGTCCAATGGGGCGGGGAAGTTGAAGTCTTGTTGTTTTACGTCCCAGTTGGTGAAACCGGTGGTACCGATGGGCTGATCGGCCCAATTCTTAGACTGTAAGAACTGCCCCACATCGCCGTGCTTCCAATTGAGGGATGCGTATAGAGCTGACCGCCGACTCCCTCCTTGCATAACTCTTCGGCCAATTTCATTAAGCATTTGGATTTTGGGGATAGGGCCAGACGCAGTTCCCCCGGTGCGTCCAAGCGGACTTCCCTCGGGTCTATAAATACTGTAATCGACACCAATGCCTCCACCCGTCATGAGGGCGCTCTCAGCTTTCCAACTCAAGTTGGCCCAGTCTTCTCGACTATCTTCCTCGGCTTTGAGGAGATAGCAATTATTGTAGAAACGTGCTTCACGGCCAGCGTAATAAAGATACCGCCCGCCGGGCAGGAACTTCATTTCACGGATGTAGCGCTTTAGCTGATCTTTGTCGTCTTTGGGGAGAAAGTCTTGACATACGTCTTCGACCAGCGTTGAAGCGAGCTGATCCCAGGTTTCGGCTCCTTCGTGTCGGTACTTTTGATTGAAGATGTCTTCGGAGAACTTAGATCGGAACGCGGGATTTTCATTGGATCGCCAGCTCACCTACCCACCACCATCTTCAAATTCTCCATACCGTCGAAATCTTCGATCATCTTCGTCCTCTTTTGTGCGAGCTTGCACTACTCTTGGTGCGTATTTAGGGGTTCGTAGGTCACGAGCGATGTGATTTGTTCGACGCTGTTGGCGCCGCTCTTTGTCCCCGAACTTCTTTAGGCCGGTCACTGTTTTCCTCATTCCAGTATCTACTGTATGTCAATGCAAATGGGATGTCTTTGACGGGATACCCCGCCCGCCGAAGTTGACTTTCATAGTCATCCTCAAGCGGAGCGGGGAAGCCGTACATCCAACCCGAAGGTGGATCAACAATTGTCACTGACCTTCAAGCTCTTTCTGAAGCATTGCCAGTGCTCGCCAGGCCACCTTGGTCGAATGCCTGACCCCATCTGTGTCAAGGGTGCCACGTTCAAGGAAATGTCGCATTAGAGCGTCTGACTCGTCACCAGACTTAGATCGATCCCAAAAGAGCGGTTTACCGGGATTGTGCTGATCGTTACCAATCTGACTAAGCGCAGCAATGGCGGCAATGGCTTCGGGGAAATAGTCGATGAACCCCGTGGCAATTGGCACAGTTTTGCGAGCAGCGGGGTCAGTCGGCAAGGTCATCGATCGTTACTCCGTACCTTAGACTTGTTGGGTCATCAATGGGGACGATCATCAGACCGTACTCTGCTAGTTGTTTTTCGAACACATCTGGATACCAGTGATCGGGCAAAAGGTCCTCAAGGGCTTCGGTGATGGGGTCGCTCATCACACTTTAGCCCTCATTCCCGTTGACCAAGAACCGCAGTCCTGGCATTGAAGTCGCTGAACCTTAAAGAATTTCGTCCGACGATAACCGCGATGCTGAACGTGCTTTGAACCACAAGCCCCGCACTTACCCTTGTTGTCGCCCAGATGCGGGTGATTAAGGATAAACGGAAGGACGCGCTGATACAGACGAGCCGTAACTTTCACATCTTGAATGCAATATCGCATCATCTTGTCTTGCGCCTTGGGGTCGCCCTCAAGGACTGAGCGCCAAAGCTGGAATCCAGCATGTTTCATCTTTGTGCCTACACCCAACAGGGGTGCGATGTAGGCCAGACGGTTCATGACAAAACCAAGGGACTTTACAGTCTTGATCAAGTCGATAGACGTCGGTGGGGCAAAGGGTTTTTCGCCTTCAAGCATTAGGTGACCGCGAATCTTGGGGAGATCGTAGCGGTTGCCATTGTACGTTACAACACCGTCGGCTTCGTCAAGGAGAGCACGAAGAGTCACGGCCATGGCTTTCTTGCCGTCGCCCCACTCAGACATAAAGATGTAGTCTTTTGTGCCAATCCAATGGGCACAGAAACACAGAAGACCACCAGCGTCGATCAGTTGCGCGGGACTGATGTTCTCGTCCCACATTTTCCACACATAGGCAGTGGCGGGAGACCACTCAATGTCAATTACAAGGATTTTACTCATTTAACCCAGTCCTCCGGAATTTTTCCCTCGGCCCATTTGTAACCATTACGGTCAGCCCACTGTCCGTGGGTCTGCTTGGTACCAGGGACTTTCGTGCTCGCATTCATGAACAGTATTCGAATGTCTAGGTCTGGATACTGCTTACGAATTGCGATCATCTTTCGTTTACTATCGCGGTCGAGGACCCCCTTCGCCTCGACGACAATACCAGTCTTCTTCAAAAAGAAGTCAGGGTGGTACGTGCCGTTGAGGACGTAGGGGAACTCTAGCTCTTCGTACGTGAAGGCCACCTTTCGGGCCCGCAAGTCAGCGTCGATACTACGCTCGAAGCCCGATTTATAGGCCATCAGTCGATGATTTCATCCGTATCAATGTCTTCGTAGAGTTCGGCCGCCTTGACACGTGCAATCGGCACAACAAGCACGGGGACCGCCCCGTTACCGTTGTCCTTCATGATTGCAATGTGATGAGACGTAAAGATCATGAAACCCGTGCCGAAGAACTCGGTGCCGTCAAGGTCCATGATGACGTAGTCGTTGACCGGAATGGTCTCTTCTGCAGTGGTGTCCTTGCCGCCCTTAACAGAGCCAAGACGGAACACGTTGTCGTTGTCGTCGTTCATTTAGTTATTCTCCGCGTTTCTTGTTGTTAGAACGTCTTCTCGTACACTTTTGGCTCTACGGCCACGTTGGTCAGGAAGACAGGGCCGCTAGCGTAGATGAAGGTGCGTAGCCCAATTCCGCCATTTGCGTCCGCCCAGCAACGTTTCTTAAAGGGGCAGTAAGAGCAGTTGGTGCCCAGTTTTCGATTACCTGATTCGCCCATCTTTTCGTCATCGTAGCAACGATCAGGGATTTCAGGTTTGTCAAGAACTTCCTTGAGATATTCAATTCGGCCTTCAATGTCGAAGACGTGAAGCTCTTCCTTCGGATACTCCAAGTACGCTAGGTGGCCGGTTGTTTTATCCATCGCCAGAAAGGCGCCAGCAGTGTCACGAGCCTTACTGTAGCCTGCGATTTGCTCGATGTAGCCGAACGGATCGTCCTCAGACAGTGTGCCGTTCTTGAATTTCTTGAACGCAAAGGCACTTGCAGACTTGACATCTACGGTAACACCA